AGTGATGTGAGATTTTTCTCCGATACAGTTATATCTGATTGTGTTGATGAAATAGAAAAAAACAATTTAGATTTAATTGGATTATATGTTAAATGTTATGATGGTGATAAAAGAGCACAAATAGGTTTCATGTTATTTAATGCAATTAACAATATGATGAAACATTTCTCACCTTTTGCAGTTGGTGCTTTCATGTTAACACGTACAGAGAAATTTCTTGAACTTGGTGGTTTTGAGGAAAAGCATGGAACAAGTGAAGACTTTTTCTTATCGCAAAAATATGATATCGAAAAATTCAAACTAATGAATCATTATTTTGGCCAAGATAGTAGAAGATTTGAAAAGATGGGATATTTTGGTATGGCCTGGTATCTCATTAAAAATTTTTGGAATAGAAACAACGAAAAATATTGGAACAATATAGATTATTCAAAATATTGGAAATAAAGGAAATCAAATGACAACAAGAGAAATAACAGCAGAGTGTAATAGTTGTGAATCTAGTTTTGAGGTAAATTATATGGAAGAACTAGTATCAGAAGATTTACCCGAGTTTTGCCCATTTTGTGGCGAACACATTGATTCATTGTCCGAAGAAGAATATATAGAGGATGATGAACTCAATGATGATGAAAAATGGGACTAAACTGGATATACGAAAATAAAGAATTTACGGAAGACTTAATTGGTGACAACTACGGATTTGTGTATCTTATAACCAACAGTGTGACGAACAAAAAATACATTGGTAAAAAGTTTTTCTACTCCTCAAAGACTAGACAAGTAAAAGGTAAGAAGAAACGTTTCAAAGTTTCTTCAGACTGGCAAACTTACTACGGAAGTAACGAGGAATTGAAAAAAGATGTTATAATACACGGACTAGATTCGTTTAGTCGAAAAATAATTCATTTATGCAAAAGTAAAGGTGAATGTGGTTATCTTGAGGCCAAAGAACAGTTTGTAAATGGTGCTCTGGAGACGGATGACTATTACAATTCATGGATTATGGTCAGAGTAAGAAAATCACATATTAAAGGATTGCAATGCTAGATTTTTTAAAAGATATTGTGGATTATGACGCATTGTTTTTTCTACCAATGAAAGAAGATGATGAGATAAACATTATATCAAATATATACAAAAATCCTGGAATACCAATGGAAGAAACACTTGTTGGGCCATGGTGGCACGTAATACTATTTCAAACCGATGAGGAAACCGGTAAAGTTGATAAACTTGATACCTTTGATGCGGTATTGTCGGATCCTAGAGAATACATTTCTGGATTAATACCAAACGGTTGGTATGGCATCATTGCCAAGAAAACCACGACCTCACCTGAATTTTACCAAGATGCACTTGACAAGTTTGCAGCAATGTAGTACAATACACATATCTTAAACTGAAAGTTATTATGATTCTTGTTGACCTTAACCAGGTATTACTAGCCGGACTGATGGCACAAATTGCCAGTCAAAAAGGTGTTAAATTAGAAGAAGGTCTTATTAGACACATGGTCCTGAACATACTCAGGACTCACCTAAAGAACTTCCGTGAAGAATATGGTGAGGTTGTGTTGTGTGCTGACAACCGTAAATACTGGCGCAAGGATTTCTTTCCTTTCTACAAAGCCGGCCGTAAAAAATCCAGAGAGAAGTCCGAGCTCGACTGGCATTTAATCTTTGATATGCTTACCAAATTCAAGCAAGAACTCAGAGACAATTTCCCATATAAAGTTATTGATGTTGATGGTGCAGAGGCTGATGATATCATTGGTACACTTGTGCCTCGTCATATCATGCACGAAAACGTTTTAATCATCTCAAGTGATGGCGACTTCTTACAGTTACAAATGTATAATGGTCGAAGTGAATTTACAGTCAAACAATACAATCCTGCACAGAAGAAATTTCTTATTTCCAAGAATCCAATGGATGAGTTGAAAGAGAAAATCATACATGGTGATAAGGGTGATGGCATTCCAAACATTCTTTCATCAAGTGATACCTTTGTCCGTGAAATTCGTCAAAAGGTGATGACAGAGGCCAAACTAACCAAATTCATGTCACAAGAATATGGTAACTATGAAGATGAAAATGCACGTATTGGTTTTTCACGCAACCAAACACTGATTGACCTGAGAAACATACCAGGTGACATACAGACCAAAATTATAAATACTTATGAAGAAACGAAGCCAGCACCTAAGGGTAAAATACTGGATTATTTGATTACAAACAAACTGAAAAGTTTAATAGATGTTATTGGGGAATTTTAATGAAATCGTTATATGAAGTGTTTGATGAATTTGAGTTAGCTAAGAATAAAAAAGAACGTATGGATGTAATTTCTAAAAATCTTACACAAACGTTAGTTGATGTGTTGAGATTGGCCTATCATCCTACTATACAGTGGAAAATAAAAGAATTACCAGAAAATTATAGAGTACCAACAGATATGTTACCTGGTATTACACATGATAGTTTAAATGGCCAGATTCGTAGGCTGTATATGTTTATGGTTGGCGATCCAACAGCAGAAAAATTAAATGAATCACGTAGAAATGAATTGTTGATTCAAATGTTAGAATCAATTGAACCTAGAGAAGCAGAAGTACTACTTGGTATCTTCCAAAAAGATTTAGGTGTTAAAGGCTTGGATTATAAATTTGTAAAAGAGGCATTTCCCGACATGTTACCATGACAAAAAAAGAAAACATAATTGTTATAGCTGGTGAGTATGATCCTTTAACTTATGTTGATTTTGCATTACTTAAAGCCTGTAAGGCCAAAGGTGATTGGTTAATTGTTGGTGTACATTCAGATTCATATATGGAATTATGTCGAGGTGGTGCAAAAAACACATATGACCAAAGAAGGGAAGTAATTGAAAGCTTTCCATTTGTGGATGAAGTTTTTAGATTCAATGATTTTGATGGAACTTCATGCAATCTATTAAAACTTGTTAAATTGTGTTATCCAATATCAAATATAATTTTTGTTTCAGAAAGAAACATGCAAGATATGCCAGAAGCACGTATTCGTGGCGTTATATTTACGACCTATGAGATTATCAAATAAGGAGATTAGTTAAAGTGTCTAAAGTTTTTGGAAAATTTCGTAATTATGATTACGAAGAAGGTGCGGACTTCCAACCTAGAAAAAAGAAGAAGTATGAGCAAAAATCCTCACGGAAGAAATCTAATTATGAAGATTATGATTTCAGAGGATATGAAGATTATCAGAAACCGGCCAGAAAAAAAGATAGACACTTCAATTAATCTTGTGTTGTTATTTTACAACATACCTATTGCCATGCAGTGAATAGTCGAGTATAATAAACATATTCGATTAGGAGATATATTATGTTGATTTATGTGCGTACACCAAAGTCCAAGAAAAAACTCGGACCAAAATCCGTTCGGGAACAGTATGAACAATGGTTAAAATCGCATGAATCCACAAAAAATATCAAAAAAACAACTTCTACATTTTCATATAAGTTGACTACACCTGCTGGACGTGAAACTGTACGTTATCCGTCACTAGATACAGGCCTAGGTGTAGCTACAAAGCCATCACCAAAGATTTATACTGGTGACAAAGTGATGGGAATTGCAACAATGCACAAATCAAATGCTGTACCTGTGTTTAACAGCGAAGAAGCAGTAGAAATTTCAAGAATGAGGCGCTAAAATGAGTAAGAAAATGAGTTTTGTTGTAAAACTACAACGTCCTGTGTGTCGTACACCGATTAAGCCGGTTCAAGCTCACAAAAATGTCGTAAAATATAGTCGTAAAGATGAGAAAAAGACAATTTTGTCGCAAATTGCTGTTGTAGGAGACTAAAATGTCGCAAAACACTGAGCTAAAACAAGAACCGCAAGAGCCTATTGACTGGAAATCTTTGGATGAGGTCACCCGTAAATGGGCCGTCATGTCCCAATGGGAAGATGACCAAGATTGGTACAAAAGAATGAAAGAATACTATGAATAAAGTATATAATGTTGAGGATTTATTCCAGGATATTCCTGGAGATCCCGGTAACGTCATGCTCACCTTTCCTCCAGAATTAATTGAAGAAACCGGATGGAAAGCCGGTGACAATTTAAATATTGAACTTATAGAAGGTCGGATTCATATTGAAAAAGTAGATGTTGTACCGGAACAACAAACCAC